AAAGGAAAATGATGAAGTAAAAGCAGATTTCTTCAACGTAATTGCTTGGAATAAAACAGGAGAATTTGTTGGAAAGTATTTTAAAAAAGGTCAACAAATACTTGTTTCTGGAAGAATAGAAAACAGAAATTGGACAGACCAACAAGGGGTAAAGCATTATGCTACAGATATAATCGCTGAAGAAGTAGACTTTGCTGGAAGTAAAGCAGAAAATAATACAAATAACAATACAGAAAATGCAGACATAACAGACTTTACATCAGGCGATGATTTACCATTTTAGAAATAGAAAATAGCAGAGTAGAATAAAAATAAGAGTTGTTAAAAACAATTTAATTTAAAAAAAAGAAAATACTACAAAGGGGCTACACTATAATAAGTTTAGTCCCTTTATTATAAGGAGAATAAATGAATAAAAATATATTAATTGAAATTTTGAGAAATATACGAAGAAAATATAAAGAAAAAGTAAAAAAATATAAGATTAAAGGTTCGTATGCAATTCAACTCGATGAAATAGATGATAGAGCAATTAAGGAAGCAATAACAATAATTCAAAACAAAGATATAGATTATGAGAAAGAAAGCAATCATATTCCAAGAATAGATTAAAAGAGGAGGAAAAAATGAAAGACTATATTTTCACAGTAAAAGGACAACCGAAAGGAAAGGGAAGACCAAGATTTACAAAAAATGGACATGTATATACCCCTGAAAGTACCAGAATATATGAGGAAGAAATTAAATTGAGATACAAAGAAAAATTCAAAAATGAAATGCTTGATGGAAATATTGCAGTTGAAGTCTTCATTAATAAGAAACCAGCCAGCTATTTAGGAATAAGGCAATATAATAAATTGCTAGGAAAATATTGCAACATCAAGCCTGATACTGACAATGTAGTGAAAGCAGTGCTTGATGCACTAAACGGGGTAGCTTACGCAGATGACAAGAATGTTGTCGAGATTTATGCAGTCAAGAAATATGCATCAGAATCAAGTGTAGTGATTCGCTTATATGAGTTGGAAAACTAGAAAGGAGAGAAACGATGAAAAAAGAGGATTTTGATTTTAAAGACTTTATTTTATTATTTACAATTGTAATAATTTTTATATTGTTATTCGCAAACTTTTACAAGAATTTAATCTTAAAGCAAGAAAAAATAGAGATTCTTAGAAATATCAACAACATAACAACAAATGCAACGATTGTAATAGATTAGACAAATAAGAGCCGTTAAATACTATTAAGAGCCGTTAAGTTATTGTTAAGAGCTGTTAAATATATAAGGAGGAAAATTAATAAAATGACTGATGATGAATATATGCAAGAGTTTTGCAATAAAAGTAAAAATAGAAGAAATTTAGAGGAGGAAAATTTAATGGATAAAAAATATCCACCTATTGTTGGAAAATGTAAGGAAAGACTAGATAATGAAACTTGCCTAGGCTGTAATAGATTAGAGCTATATGAATTCACTGGAGATGATGATTGCCCACTATTTAGAGATGAACAAATTGAAATTAATGAAAAAGGAAAAATAAAATGAGCCTAGACAAAGCGATAAAACACAAAAAAGAACATAGAAAACCACATAAAGGAGCGAAATTAGTAGATGTTTTTTGCAGAAACCATGGAGCGTGTCCGTGGTGCAGGGAAAACAGAACTTACAAGAACTTAAAAAGGATAGAGCAAGCAAAAAGTAAAGAAAATGAAGAAAAATAGCATATATTTGAGAAAAAATCTCAAAAATAGATAAAAATAAAAAAATACTTTGAAGAGAGGTGTAAGTAAATGAATATAGATTACAATGCAGTAATAGAAGTCTTAAAAAGTTTTTTAAATAATGAAAAGATTGAGATATTAGGCATATCAGTAGGAGAAGAAAGACAAGTAAGAGAAGCAATAAAAAACTTACTAACAGCTTATGAAAAAGAAAAAGAGAAAAATAAAAAAGCAATAGATTTTATTAACCAAAGAAAGAAAATAGTAAATAAAGATATGGCAGAAGGAACTAGATTGCAAGTTGGAACTTTTATGTGGCAAGTTGATGAGCTTTTAGAAATTTTAAAAGGAGTAGAGGAGGAATAAAACAATGTCAGATGAAGAAAAGAAAGAATATGAAAAATTAAAAAGCTTATTATATACAGGAACAATATCACAATATGGAAAAAGAAAATTAATAGATATGTTCGAAAAACAACAAAAAGAAATAGAAGAATTAAAAAAACCAAAATATTTATTGAATGCAAAGACTGGTGAAATAACAACAATAAATAATAGTGAATTTATCAGCAAAGACAAAATAAAAGCAAAAATAGAAGAATATGACGATAAAGAAATGACAGTAAATTTAGTAAATAGAAGTGCAGGAAAAACATTTCAGCAAGCAGTAAGAAATGAAGTTAGAAAAGTTTTGCAATCACTTTTAGAAAAGGAGTAGATATATGAAAATTTTAGAATTGTTTGCTGGAACACGTTCTATAAGTAAGGCTTTTGAAAAAAAAGGACATCAAACTTATAGTGTAGAATGGAATAAAGACTTTGAAAATATTACGCTTTATGAAGATATAAATAATTTGACAGTAAATAAAATTATTCAATTATGTAATGGAGTTCCAGATATTATATGGGCTTCTCCTGATTGCACTACTTATTCAATAGCAGGAATAAGTCATCACAGAATAAAAAATAATGAAACAGGAAATCTTGATCCAGCTAGTGATTATGCAAGATTTTGTGACAAAACTAATAAGCATTTGTTAAATTTAATTAAAGAATTAAAACCTAAATATTATTTTATTGAAAATCCAAGAGGTGGATTAAGAAAAATGGACTTTATGCAAGGTATTCCAAGATATACTATTACTTATTGTCAATATGGAGATAATAGAATGAAGCCAACAGATATATGGACTAATTATCCTAATCCTAACTTTAAGCCAATGTGTAAAAACGGAGATAATTGTCATCAAAAAGCACCAAGAGGAAGTAAAACAGGAACACAAGGATTGAAAAATAGTAAAGAAAGAAGCAAAATACCAGAAAAATTTTGCGATTATATTGTAAAAATATGTGAGGAGGACTAATCTATGGAAAATGAAATAAAAGTAAAACTTCGGTTGGATAGGAGGAGAAGATGAATAAAAAGATAAAGATTATAGATATTTTTAACATAATATCAAAAGGAGATTACGAAGCATTGCCATGGAATATTCAAGTAGATGGTAATAAATATAATTGGGATAATTTAGATCATTTTTATAAAAGCAGAGATGGTGAAGATTTATTAGAATTAGCAAGAGTATATGATACAATAACATTTTTAGATATAAATGTAGAAGTGCTAGACAACAATTTAGAAGATAATACAGAAGAGATAGAAGAAATACCACAATATAGAATAGATAATTGTTCAGATTATAATTATTGTTATTTAGCAGAAAAGTACAACAAACTAGCAAAAGCAGTAAATCAGATTAGAAAGGATTTTAAAAAATGAATAAACTATGTCAATGTTGTAGTAAAAGATATTTCTGTAAAGAAGTAGATACAAAAGAAGAATGTAATAGATTTAAGAGTTGGAGAGAAACAAAGAATTATGGAGAAATAAAACACATTAAAGAAAAGACATATTATTTTTAAAAGGAGAAATAATATTATGATTTACGAAAAAGACAAAATAAGACGTTTAATTGACTATAAAGATAAAATTACTGATAACGATACTAAAAATGATTTAGAATGGATTTTAGAGCAATATAATAGTAATTATATGGAAATAAAAGATTATGAATCAAAAGAACAATTATGTAGTAGAATTATGAAAGAATATTATAATTTTGAAGATGAAAAAATTGAATTACAAGATACAATTACAAGATTAAAAAATAAATATAGAACATTAAGAAGAATATACAGAGAATTAGAAGTAAAATACAAGGAAAGTTGCAAAAAATTAAAATCTATGATATAATTTTATGTAGTTGGAGGAATGAATATGAAAAGTTACGTAGCCGACAACATAATGAGAGAATACAGGAAAAGAAAACAATATGAAGCCAACAAAAGATGGTCAGAAATGCAAAATTATATAAAAATAAATTGCATTAATTGTAAAAATAAAAGTACAGATTTATGCGAAATAAGAAGAAACATAGATGGCAAATTACAATGCGTATATAAAGAATAAAAATATTAAAGTACTAGGCAACTTTAATATATAAAAGTTTAATACCTTATATAAATTTCTACTATTGTAAATATATATAAGATTACCGACTATCCAGAATGGTGATAAGCTATCCTAGTTAATAGCTATAAAATGCGTCTTTGGTGTAATTGGTAGCATAGCAGTCTCCAAAACTGTTGGTTGAGGTTCAAATCCTTAAAGATGTGCCAATAGCTTATTAATCTGTTTTAACGGGTACGATTTAATCGTGTTCTAGGAAATATGAGCTATAAATAGTATAGAGCAATATTAAAAAATGCCTAGGCACAGGTAGAGGATAATACGGTAAGTATGCTATTTGTATTATTTTATCCTAGAAAAGCATATTGCTTACGAGTAATTAACGTAAGAAGACCATAATATTGCTTTGTAGTGTTTATAATTGTATGTAGTGATATATAAAAAATATGTTGCACACAGGCTTTCCTAGAAATAGGTTTAATATCTCAACCTGACAGAAAGTAAATTAGAGGACAGGTGGAAGAAGCAGAACCACCTATATCATTACATAGAGTTATAAAAGAAAAGAGGTATAAAATATGTTAAATAAATATATTCAATATACATTCTGCGATGAAGATAAAAGAGAGATAGCAATAGTAAGTAAAAATATTCCAGTAGAAGTTATGCAAGAATTAGCTAAAAAGTATGATGAAGTTAAATTCGAGGAGTAATTAATGGATAAATTAAAAATAGAGTATGTAGATATTAATAGTATAAAACCATATGAAAATAATCCTAGACATAATGAAGAAGCAATACCTTATGTTATGAATAGTATTAAAGAATTTGGTTTTAAAAATCCAATTATAATAGATAAAAACAATGTAATAATAGCAGGACATACAAGATTAGAAAGTGCTAAAAGATTAGGTATGAAAGAAGTACCAATAATTCATGCAGATGATTTAACAGAAGAACAAGTAAAAGCATTTAGATTAGCAGATAATAAAGTTGCTGAAAAATCATTATGGGACTATACTAAGTTAGATGAAGAATTAGATAATATTTTAGACATTGATATGAGTATGTTTGATTTTGAGAATATAGAAGAAACTAATTTAGATGATTTTTTTGAAGAAAGCGAAGAAAAGGAAAAAGAAAAAAAGACTATGATTTGTCCACATTGTGGAAAGGAAATAGAACTGTAATGAAAGTATGTTTAGCAGGTACAAGTTGTTTAAAAAATAATAAAGAAGAATATAATAAAATACCTTTTTTGTTAGAAAGTTTTTATACTATAAAAGAATGGCAAATATATTATATAAATAAAAGTAAATTATTTTTGTTAGATAGTGGTGCTTTTACTTTTATGAATAATTTTAAAGGAAAAGTTAATTGGGACGAATATATAGAAAAATATGCTGATTTTATAAATAAGTACGATATAAAATATTTTTTTGAATTAGATATAGATGTAGTTGTAGGAATTAAAGAAGTTGAAAGACTAAGAAAAAAATTAGAAAAATTAACAAATAAAAAATGTATTCCTGTTTGGCATAAGTCAAGAGGTTTAGAATATTGGAAAAAAATGACAAAAGAATATGATTATGTTGCAATAGGTGGAATAGTAATTAAAGAAATAAAACAAAAAGATTATAAATATTTTATTCCTTTGTTAGAAATTGCTAAAAAGAATAAATGTAAAGTTCATGGATTAGGTTTTACATCTATGAAATGGTTAAAAAAAATAAAATTTTATTCTGTTGATAGCACTTCTTGGACAAGTGGATGTAGATTTGGAATAATATATAAATTTATTAATAATAAATTAATTCAAATAAAAAAACCATTAAATACTAGAATAAAAAAAATAAAAGAAAATGAAGTAATAAAAAATAATTTAAAAGAATGGATAAAATTTCAAGAATATGCAGATAAATATCTATAAGTAGTATGCAAAAACCTACTATAAAAAACTAAAGGAGAGATTTTAAATGAAAAAAGATAAAAAAATAAGTGTATTACTATTAGGACTAATTATCTTATATACAATTAGTTTCTTAATAAGTAATATTATAACAATTAAACAAATAAGTTTACCATTCGGAATAACAATGACAAGTGCAGTTATATTATTTCCAATAGTGTATATATTAAGTGATGTATTTAGTGAAGTTTATGGATATAGATGGAGTAGAAATACAAGATATATAGCATTTATAAGTAATTTATTTATGGTATTAATATTTACATTAGTAATTAATTTACCAAGTGCAAGTACATTTACAGGACAGGAAGCATTAATACAAACATTAGGAAGTACACCAAAAGTTTTATTTGCTTCATTATTAGCATATTTAGTTGGAGATTTTGTAAATGATAAAATATTTGCTAAAATGAAAGAAAAACATACTGATACAAAAGGATTCGGAACAAGAGCGATATTATCCAGTTTATTTGGAGAATTAGTAGATAGTTCTATATTTTTACCAATAGTATTTTTAGGAGTATTACCACTTAATATAATAATTACAATGGCAATAACTCAAGTAATATTAAAAGTAAGTTATGAAATTATTATGTTACCAATAACTAAATTAGTTATAGAAAAAGCAAAAGCGTACGAAAAAAAAATATAAAAATAATAATAGTAGATTTTTGCATAATATTTATGGAGGAAATATGAATTATGAATTATGAATCAATTGGGATATTAGCAAGTATAATTGTATTAATATCATTTATTGCTAAGGGTGAAAATAAAATAAGAATTATAAATATAATAGGTGCTTTAGTGTTTGTAATTTACGGTTTATTAATAAATTCTTTTAGTGTATGGTTTTTAAATGGTATGTTGGTAATAATACATTTATATAAAATAAAAAGGAAGTGATATAGATGGCAAGACCAAAATTTAAAATAGATTATGAAATGGTTGAAAAGTTAGCAGGAATACAATGTACACAGCAAGAAATAGCTTCTTTTTTAGGCTGCAGTGTTGATACTTTACAAAGAGATGAAAAGTTTTGCGGTCTATATAAAAAAGGACAAGAAAATGGCAAAATGAGTTTAAGAAGAATACAATATAAACTAGCAGAAAAGAATCCAACAATGGCAATATGGTTAGGCAAGCAGTATTTAAAACAAAGAGATAACATAGAAGTAGAACACGATGCAAAGAATGGTGTAATTGATGAACTTATAGGAGCATTAAATAAAGCAAAGGAAAGTAAATAATGAGTAAAACATTAAATGAAATGTTAAATCCAAAGCAAATAGATTTTATGCTTTCTGATGACAAAAGAATAAACCTATTAACAGGAAGTGTAAGAAGTGGTAAGACTTATGTATCATTGCTTAAATGGGCTGTATTTGTAGGAAGTATGCCAGAGAATTGTGAGTTCTTAATGACAGGAAAGACAATAACATCATTGAAAAGAAACTGTTTAGGATTATTGCAAGATTTAGTTGGGGATAACTTTAAATATAGTTTAAGTCAAAAGAGTGGAACATTATTTGGTAGAAGAATATGGCTAGAGGGTGCAAATGATGACAGAGCAGAAAGTAAAATAAGAGGAATAACACTTGCAGGAGCTTATGTTGATGAGTTAACACAAATACCAGAAGATTTTTACAGAATGTTATTATCAAGATTAAGTATGAAAGGTGCTAAGCTATATGCAACAACAAACCCAGATACTCCAACGCATTGGGTTAAATTAGATATAATAGACAATGAAGAAATAGACAAAAAAGTATGGCATTTTACTTTTGATGATAATGAAATATTAAGAAAAGAAAATCAAGAGTATTTTGATAATTTAAAGTTAGAATATCAAAGTATGGGAGAAGTATACTATCAAAGATTCATACAAGGTATCTGGTGTTTAGCAGAGCGGATTAATATACAAACAATTTGCGAATAACCCTGAAATGTTTATAAAAGATGAAGCGGTTGATGAATATGGTAATCCAATTAGGTTTATGATAATATCTATTGGAATAGACTATGGAGCAACAGAGGGAGAAACAGAGTTTAAGGCAACAGGAATAACACAATATTTTAAAGAAGTATGGACAATAGATGAATTAAAAATGGCAGGCTTACATACACCTGAAGACATGTATAAGCAGTTCATAGAATTTTATAAAAGAGTAGTAGCAAAATACGGCAAAGTAACACATTGTTTTGCAGATTATGGAGCATTAGGTCAAGTATTAACTTATGGTATGAATAGATATTTACAACAAAACAATATACCTTTAAAGATAGAAGATTGCATAAAAGGAGAAATAAATGACAGAATATTCCTAGACCAGATGTTATTTGCACAGCATAGAAGATTTATACTAAAAGATTGTAAATATTTAATAGAAGCATATAAACTAGCAGTATGGGACGATAAGCACGAAGATACAAGGCTTGACGATGGAACTACACCAATAGATGATTTAGATGCAAGTGAATATTCAATGTTTTATTGGTACGATAAATTGATGATGAATATAAGGGAGTAACAACAATGAAAGTAATGATAAGTCAACCTATGAACGGTAAAAGTGAAGAACAGATAAGACAAGAAAGAAGGGAGATAAAATGGGAAGATGGGTAACAATTAATGGCACACACGTCTATATTGAAGATGGGCAAAGCCCTATGGATGCATTTATAAGGAAAGAAGCAAATAAAAAAACAAAAATAAATGAATCTGAGATAGAAAAATACGAAGAGTTAAAGAGAAAAGTATTTCTAGAAAAAGATTTACTGAAAAGTATAAAAATGGAAAAAGAATTAAAAGAATTGCAAAATAAAATTGAAAAGGATAATAATGGAACAAAAATAGAAGATGTAATTAAGAAAATGCAACAAGAACAGAAAGAAAAAGAATTAGAGGGATATAAACCAGTAAAACCTTCAAAAAAGATGGTAGAAGATAGCCAGAGAACTTACGAGGAAATGAATAAGGAAGAAATTAATATTATAAACAAATATACAGAAACTGATTACGAACAAATAAATTATAGTTTAAGGAATACTGAAGAAGATAAACTCGATAATGATACAAAAAATAAAATGAAAGTGATTGACAAAGAAATTAGTAAAAATCAAGTCGATAAAGATATTGTTGTATATAGGGGAGTCGATGCCAAAGACTTTGATTATTATAATTATAAAGACATAATAACTGATTCAGCTTATGTAAGCACATCTTTTAGTCAAAAAATAGCAAAGGAATTTTCTAATTATAACAATAATCCATATATGCTAAAAATATTAGTGCCAAAAGGAACTAATGCACTCTTAATAGGAACAAATACAGGACTTTTATTTAATGAACAAGAATTATTACTACCTAGAAATTTAAAATATAAGGTTATAGATAAAAGCAACAAAGAAATGATAATAAAAGTTATAAAATAGAAGGAGGATATAAATGAAATTAGAAAAATTTTTACAAGATAATTACAATTATAATCCAGAAGTAAAAGACAATATTAAAACATATATAGAACAATGGAAGTCGTGGTATCAAGGCTCGGTTAAGAGCTTCCACAATTATTTTATATATAACGGACAAAGAAAAGTAAATAAAAAGAGATTCACTTTAAATATGGCAAAAGAGATAAGTGAAGATTGGGCAGATATATTGTGGAGTGAAAAATGCAAAATATCACTAAAAGATGAAAACACGCAAAAACAATTTGATGAATTAGCAGATAGTTTAGATTTATACACATTAATAACACAATTAATAGAAAAATCAGGGGCATTAGGAACAGAGATGGCAGTTGTTAGTGCTTATGACATAATCAAAAATGAAGATGGAATGACATTAGACGTAAGCAACGCAAAAACAAGAGTAAACATAGTTGATATAGATTGGATATTTCCATTAAGTTGGGATAATACAGGAATAACAGAATGTGCTTTTGGAAGTGTTAAATATATAGGCGGACAAAAATATGTTGTTTTATCAGTACATAAATTAAATGATAAAGGGAACTATGTAATATATAATCATTTATTCAGCGAAACAAACGGCAATTTAACGGAAGTATTAGGACAAGAGGGAACAGAGAATGAATTTGATACAAAGTCAAACGTAAAATGGTTTGCAACATTTAAGCCATTATTAACTAATAATTTATTTGAAAATAGTCCATTTGGAATACCACATTATGCTAATGCAATAGATGTAATGAAGACAGTTGATATAGACTTTGACGCATTTAAGAATGAAGTAAAAGATGGCAGAAGAAGAATATTTGCAAGAGCTGAAATGTTTAACTATGATGGTGGAGAACAAAAACTAACATTTGACCCAAACGATACAGACATTTATATGCTACCTAAAGGTGCTAATAAAGATGATTTAATACAACAAGATCACGATAACTTAAGAGTAGCAGAACAAATAAATGCATTAAATACAAGTTTAAATGTTTTAGGAAATAAAGTTGGATTTGGTAGCAACCATTATACCTATGATGGAGTAAATTTACAAACAGCAACAGCAGTAATATCAAGTAATAGTAAAATGGCAAGAAGAATGAAAAAGTTACAAATAGGATATGAAAGTGCTATATATGATTTAGCAAAAGCAATATGTTATGTATCAACAGCATTTGGCAAATATAACTTAAATACTGATGATATGGTAATACAATTTGACGATAGCGTGATAGAAGATTTGGAGTCAGAAAGCAATCGTGCATTAAGAGAATATAACGCAGGATTGATTTCAGCCGAAGAATATCGTCAACGTATTTTTGGAGAAAGCCCTGAAATTTCAAAGCAAAAGATGAATGAAATTAGGCAACAATCTCCGAATGTTGAAGATTTAGTAGGAAATGAGGCTGAATAATATGGAAAATATTATAGAACAAAAGAAGATGGCACTATATATTGGGGAATAAATATAAATACTTTTGAAGACAAGAAAGAAAAAGAATAGGAGGTAATCCTATGAGTAGTTTTTTAAATAAAAATGAAAAAGGTCAGTACATAAAATTTTATGATGATTTAAGAGAATGCAAATGGAAAATAAATGAAGTTTGTTGTAACGATAAAAGTGAATATTTAGCAGATTATCCAAGTCCTTTTTGCAAATGTGAAAGCAAAGAAGATTGTAAATATTTTGAAAAAGAGGAATTATTATGTTAAGCCAAGAAGTAGAAGAAAGACTTGCTAATATATTAGTTGAACGAATAGAACAAACAAATACGAATATTTTAAAGAAAATAGGTGAAGCAATAAGACAAATAAGTACATTAACACCTAGCCAAGCTTATCAAATACAACAAATATTGAAATATCGGAGGCACTTATAACGAAATAGCAAAAGAATTAGCTAAGGTAAGTGGCAAAAATGTGCAAGACATATATAAGATATTTGAAGAAGTAGCAAAAAACAATAAACAATTTGCAAAACAATTTTACAAGTATAGAGGCATTGATTATATACCATATAAAAAAGATATAGCATTGCAAAATATGGTTAAAAGTTTAGCAAGTATAACAACTGGAATGTATAGAAACATATCAAATACAAGTGTAATAGGATTTGTGCAAGATGGAACATTCAAGCAATTGCAACAAGTATATCAAGATACAATAGACAAAGCTATATTAAGTATAAGTCAAGGTAAACAAGACTTTTATTCTAGTATGAGGCAAACACTAAAAGAACTAGGTGGAAGCGGTTTAGTACAATATAAAAGTGGTAGAACTAGAAGATTAGATAGTGCAGTTCGTATGAATATATTAGATGGTATGAGAGCATTAAACAACGAAACAAGTAGAAGGTTTGGAGAAGAATATAATGCAGATGGAATTGAAATATCTGTTCACGCACACCCAGCTCCAGACCATGCAGATATACAAGGCAGGCAATTTAGTATAGAAGAATATGACAAGCTAGAAAATGGAGATGTAGCGACAGATTATCAAGGCAATAAATATGATGGTGCAGATAAAAGACATATTGGAGAATATAACTGCTATCATAAAATATTTAGTATAGTTTTAGGAGTAAGTAAGCCAGAATACACAGATAAGCAATTAAATGACATACGAGAATCAAATCTAAGCGGTTTTGAGTTTGAGGGTAAACATTATACTATGTACGAACGGAACACAATTACAAAGACGAATAGAACTTAATATAAGAAAACAAAAAGATACACAAATACTAGCAAGAGCTAGTGGAGATACAGAATTAGTAGAACAAAGTCAAAATAAAATAAGGTTATTAACAAGCAAATACAATGATTTATGCAAAGCAAGTGGATTATTACCAAAGAAACAAAGAATGCAAGTTGCACGGGTATTCCAAAGTTGCTATTTAAAAATAAATATGATATAATATGCATAGAGATAGATAAGGAGTAGCTACCTTATTGAAAGGCACACCAACTTGCTTGCTCTGTATTTATTTTTTAGTTGGTAGAAAGGTGTAAAATATGGAGAATTTAGTAAAAGTTCAATGTATATTAGAGACAGGATATAATGATGCAGATTTAGGCGAGTTTATAGACAAAAACAGAATTTATTATGTTACAGAAGAAAGAGCAAAACTTTTAGAAGAGAAAAAGGCAGTTAAAATATTAAAAGATCAAGTTGATACTTTAGACAACATAGAAGAGGTAGAAGAAAAAAAAGAAGAAAAACCAAAAAGAAGAAATAGGCGTTCAATGTAAGTTGCACAAAATAAAAAAGTGTGTTATAATGCAAGTGAGGTAACAAATGGATATAAAATGTTGTTGCGGAAAATTACTTTGCAGATATAAAGATGGATACCTGTATTTATATTGCAAAAGTTGTAAAGAAGAAAAGAAAATACCAATTAATAAAATAATAGTAGAGCCAAAGAGCCAAGATTAAATTCTAGGCTCTTTTTATTTATTAGTTATTAATTTATATTAATAAAAGGTTAACGCACCTTAAAAGCGGAATATTAAAGCCTAACTTTAAGGCTATAAAAAAAGGAGAAAATGTTATGGAAGATAACAAAGACATTGTTGTAAACAATGGAGAAACAGGAGATGTAAAACCTGAAAAAACATATACAGAGCAAGATATTCAAAATTCATTTAATGCTGGAGTAAAGAAAGCAAATAGTGATTGGCAAAAAGATGCAAAATATAAAGAATTTCTTGACTGGAAAAAAACAAATCAAAATGATAGTGAAAAAATAAACGAATTAACTAACACTAACGCAAGTTTAACTAATGAAATAAAGCTATTAAAAGCTCAAATACAAGTAGATAATAGCAATTGTAAAAAAGAATTTAGTAAATTTGTCACAAGTGAAGTTATGAGTTTAGTAAATGACACTAACGATTTTGAAAGTGTTTTAAAGGATTATAAAAAGAATAATCCACAATATTTTGGCGAGACAGTAATAACCAAAACACAAACAGCACCAAGTTTGAATAATGGTGGTACACAACCACAAACAACATCAAATATTATGAATAACTTAATAAGAGGTGCAAGAAATAATTAAAAAATAGGAGGAAAGAAAAATGGCAAATATTACAAGAACAGATGTAGATAGCTTAATTGAGACACAAGTAGCTAATGAAATTTTTGAAGGAGTTATAAAAGACTCAAAAGCATTATCAATGTTTAGAAGATTACCAAACATGACAAGTGACAAAACAAAATTAAGAGTATTAGACTCTTTACCAGTTGCTTATTTCGTAGATGAAAGCACAAATAATGGTAGAAAAAATACAACTAAAATGGCATGGGATAAGAAATTTATCAATGCTGCAGAATTAGCAGTTATAGTTCCAATAAAGGAAAATGTATTAAATGATAGCTCAATAGATATATGGGCAGAAGTTAGACCAAGAATAGTAGAAGCATTTGCTAAAAAGATAGACAATGCTATGTTCTTTGGAGTTGATAAACCAACAGATTGGAGAAAAGGTTTAGTTCCATCTGTAATAGATGCAGGAGCAGAAGTAACTGAAACAGGAAAACTTTATTCAGACATCAACGATGTTATGACAAAAGTTGAAGAATCAGGATATGAAGTTAATGGCATTTTAGGTGGAGTTGGATTAAAAGGTAAATTCAGAATGATGACAGATACAACAGGACAACCACTAAATACAACTGAAATTGGTTCTGTAAGAAGAGAATTTATGGACAACGGTGTATGGGATAAATCAAAATCAACACTAATAGCTGGAGACTTCTCTCAAGCTGTATATGCAATTAGACAGGACGTAACATACAAAATATTAGACCAAGCTGTAATTCAAGATACAGATGGTTCAATTCTTTACAATCTAGCACAAGACGACATGGTTGCATTAAGAGTTGTTATGAGATTAGGATGGGAAATTCCAAACCCAGTAAATGCTTTAAATGAAACAGAAGCAAGATTCCCATTTGCTTCATTAAAACCAAAAACAATATAATAAATAAAGGAGGCACTTTATAATGAAATTTACTAATCAATATTTGACTTATGAAGAATATGCGTTATTAGGAGGTACATTAGATGAAGTGCCTTTTAACGAATTAGAATACGAATGTAGAAGAATAATAGATAGTAGAACGCAAAATAGACTAAAAAATGCTGATGAAATTCCAGAAGAAGTTAAAATGCTAGAAAACAAAATGATACAAACATTACAAGGTTATTATGTTAGTTTAGAAAAAGCACAAAGTGGAGTAGCAAGCGAAAACACAGACGGCTATTCGGTTAGTTATATATCTAGTAATCAAATATCTCAACTAATAGAAGGAAAAATAGATGTACTTCAAGATTTAGTTTCAACTTATCTTTTTGGAGTAATTGTAAACAATGAACATCTTTTATATTGTGGGGTGTAAGCTATGATAACAAATGGAAGTATAACTTATTATCATAAGACACTAGATAATAATAAATTGCCAGTATGGAACAGATATGTATTTGAAGATGTATGGCACTTTGGAGGAAAAGGGAGTTCTATCAATAAAGGATATGAAAATGCCAATGATGTAAATATAAGAATACCAATGGAATATGTTGAAGATAAGAGCATATTTGCAATTGGAGATATTATAGCAATAGGCATACATCCTGAAATAAGCAAGCAAAGTGATTTACAAGGCAAAGAATTTTATAATGTAACAAGCATAACTATAAATGAATACGGAAATAATCCACACATTCATTTAGGAGGAAAATAAAATGAAAATGAAGCCTATAAGTCAAATAAAAGCTGATTTAGGTATAAATCCTGGAGGTAGAGTACAAAGATTCTTTACAGATACTTGTGCTAAACATATGGATAAATATGTTCCATTAGGAGATACAGGAAACCTAAGGGACATAACTCATAAAGAAGTGGATTCTATTACTTATGAAATGCCTTATGCTCATTATCAATATATTGGAAAGTTATATGTTATGGATAATGGAAAAGGGGCATATTATAACCCAGATTACGGATTTTGGAGTAAACCACGGAGTTGCCAAAAAACCAACAGATAGGGATTTAAAACATAGCGGAATTACAACTTCATATTGGGATAAACATATGTGGAGTGCTGAAAAGGATGATGTTATAAAAGAGGTGCAAGATTATGTTAGAAAACGTGGAAATAGGTAATTTAAGAGTAACAAAATTAAGAGCCTATTTAATGGATATAATAACTGAATTAATAGGACAATATGGAGAAATGAATATAAACTTTTTATCTAATGAACCTAACAATTATTCATTAGATAAAATACCAGTAAATCCAACAACAGAGCAATGGATAATAGGTAACTTTTTAAAAAGAGATGTATATTCATTTAGAAGTAGAATGAATTATAGTGCTGATACAATGACTAATATAGAAAACATAGGATTTTATGAAACTTTTGAAAAAATAATAAAGCAAAAGAATGATAGCAATGATTTACCAGATATAGATGGAATACAAAGCATAAGTTGTTTAAATTGTGGAACATTAAATAGAGCAAATACTAATACGGCAGAGTTTGACATACAAATACAAATAGAATATAAAGAGTAAGTTTTAGAGTAAATTATTTTAGATAGTAACAAGAAATATAAAGAGTAAAGGAGTGAATAAAATGAGTTTAGCAGAAATACCAGCAGACATTGAGAAAATAAAAAGAAGTCAATTTTTAACTTTTTTAGATACAACACCAAGTGGAAATTCAAGAACATGGGCAATTGTAGGAGTTGGAGTTGACGAATATGCAACAGCATATAATCCACAAGTAGATACTGAAAAATGGATTATAGAAGATAACGCAAGAAATGACCATACATCAAATCAAAAACAAGGAAGTGTAAAACAAAAATGTTACAAAAACGACCCTGCATTTGAATTTGTTGCAAATGGTAGAGATAAATTAAATTACAAAACACATATATTAGATATAGACACATGGAATGGAACAGGAAGTGGTTCAAGTGTAACATATCCAGCAAAGCAAAGTGATGGATTAGTTGCAATTACAAGTTATTCAGGAGAAGAAATCGAATATGATTTATATTATGATGGAGACCCAACAGAAGGAACTGTAACAATTACAGAAGGAGTTCCAACATTTACACCAACTATATAATAGCCTGCTTAAGGGGTTGGAGGAAAAGCCTCTAACTCCTTTTTTTAATAAATAGAAAGGGAGGAATTGAGTTATGGAAGCAGAGATAAATGTCAAAAGCGATAACAATATTATTCAATTAAAAGAAAGTAAAGATATTTTAAGATTGAAAATAAAAGATGAAAATGGAAATGATACAGGAAACTTTTTAGAGTTCAATTTAGGAGATTTAGATTATTTATTGATTTTACAAGATATGATGGAAGCAGATAAGAAGAATAGAGAATATTTAAAAAATCAATATACAATAATTGATAAAAAAGAAGACCATAAAGGCAAGAAACTATTTAGCTCAAATGAAGAAGCCAAAATAAAAGCAACAAACGAATTTTACAAAAAAGAAGCTGAAATATATGATATGTTTTTAGGTAAAGATGGAGTTAAAAAGTTATTAAATGGTAGAAAGTTAACACCAGCTACACTAGATGAAATTGATGAAATAATTGAAAAGGCGATACTTCCTAAATTAGAAATAAAGGCAGAAGATATAAAGAAAAACATAATGGAAAAATATTCTAATAAAGAAAAACGAGATGATGTAATTGAATAATCCACAATATGTAAAAGTAGATGATAAATTATATAAAATTAATACAGATTTTAGAGTTGCATTGGAATGTAATAATATTGCAGAAGATAAAACCATAGGAGAATATGAAAGAGCATTAGCAATTATTTATAAGTTATTTGGAGAAGATGGTTTAGACTGCGAAAATCAAAATAAACTACTTGAATTAGCTATGAAGTATCTTTTATTAGGTAACGATAAAAAAGAGCTTAAAAACGAAAATAAAGAGAAATACGAGCTAGATTTTAATAAATGTATTGGTTTAATAAAAGCAAGCTTTAAATTTGATTACAAATATGATCCTTATGAATTAGAATACTTACATTGGTATGATTTTTACAATGACTTGGAGAGTTTAAGTACAAGTGAATTTGGTAATTGTTGTATATTAAACAGAGTAACAAGTATATTAAACCAAGAACCAAAGGAAATAAAAGATAATAAGCAAAGACAGAAACTAATAGAAGCACAAAAATTATTAAGTCAAAAATATTGTAAACAAAAAGAAGTAGAGATGACAAAAGAACAAGAAGAAAGTGCAAAAGCATTTTACAAGTCTTTAGGAATAGAAATTTAGAAAGGAGGTTGTAAAGTGGACGGAGAGATAACAATAGGTACTAAATTAGATACAGACAAATTTGATAGGCAAATATCGCAATTAGAAAAGAAAATGAAAAAAGAAGAAGATAAAAAAATAGTCATAGATGCAAAGTTAGGAAGTCAACAACAAGAACTAGATGAAGCAAGACAAAAAACAGATGAATTAGCAGATGCTTATCAAAGACTAAAAGAAGCACAAAATAAAGTGTCAACAAGGCAGGCAACACCAAAAGAATTTACAACAATTCAAGATTTACAAAGTACTTATGGCTCATTAGAACAAATTGGTACACAATTTGATAAAGCATTAAGTAAGCAAGAAGCAATAGAACAAAAAGTAGCACAAACAAAATATAGATACGATGAAATAAATGCAAAAGTAAGTGAATATAAACAAAAAATAGAAAATGTAAAAATAGAAAAACAAGTAGCAGATGTTGAAAAGCTAAAGTCAGGATTTAATAATGTAGGAAGTTCTATACAAGGTGCGGTAAAACATGTTGCAAGGTTAGCATTAGGAATATTTGGTGTTAGAAGTGCATTTATGTTTTTAAGAAGAGCTTCAAGCGATTTAGCAAGTTATGACCAACAATATGCAACAAATCTTGAATATATAAGATACGCATTAACTCAAATGATAGCACCAGTTTTACAATGGATAGTAAATTTAGCTGCAAAATTATTAGGATATATAAACGCAATAATGCAAGGTTGGTTTGGAATAAATCTATTTAGTAGAGGTAGTGCGAAAAACTTCCAAAAGATGAAAGCAGGAGCAAGTGGAGCAAGTAAAGCAGTAAAAGAAATAAAGAAACAACTAGCAGGGTTTGATGAAATTAATATGCTAACAGACCAATCAGATAGTGGTGCTGGAGGCGGAACAGGTGGAGCAAGACCTGACTTTGACTTAAGTAAAATGCAAGAAAAACCACCAGAATGGCTTAAAAAGATAATAGACCATAAAGACGAAATATTGTCAACATTAGCTGGAATAGGTGCAGGGCTTGTATTTTTAAAACTAGGAGAACTTGCAAAACACTTGGGCTTAATAAAAGGCGAAATGCTAGGAATAAAAGCATTAGGATTTGGAGTAATGGTTGCAGGAATTGTTTATACTATACAATCTTTATTAAAATATTTAAAAGACCCTAGTTGGAAGAATTTTGGAAAAGTAATTCAAGGAATAGGAATTGCAATTGTAGGATTAGGAATATTAATAGGAAATGTACCTTTAATAGTTGCAGGAGCTATAATACTTATAGTTGGACTAATAATTAAACATTGGGAAGAAATAAAGTCGTTTTTACAAAGAGGAATAGATTGGCTAAAAGGAAAATCCGATTGGGTACATCAAATGTTTGGAGATACTATTAGAAGTATATATGATTTGTTTGTAAATAATTTGCAACAGATACTTAATTTCTTTGATAGTTTCTTTAAGATGATAAAAGGAATTTTTGATGGAATTATAAAGTTTATCAAAGGTGTGTTTACAGGCAATTGGCAAATGGCTTGGGAAGGTATAAAGCAAATCTTTTCTAGTTTATGGGAAGGCATTAGAGGAATGGCAATATCTACTATCAATATTATAAAAAATAATATTAGTGCAGGGGTAGAAGTAATAAAAGCTATTCTTCAAACATTATGGAATATAATGAAAAGTGGTGCTATCACAGCAGTAAATATAGTCTCAAATGTGTTCAATTCTTTATGGAATGCTATAAAAAATGGTGCTCAATATGCTTGGAATTTTATAAGAAATGTATTTAGTGGAATAGGTTCATTTTTTAGTAATATTGTAAATAGAATAGTAGGACTTTTTGGCAATTTAGGAAGTAGAGCAGGAGAAGCTATTGCTGGAGCTTTTAGAGCTGTCGTAAATGGAGTATTAAGAGCAGTTGAAAGAATATTAAATTCTCCTATAAGAGCAATAAATAGATTAATTGGTGTAATAAATGCCGTACCTGGGGTAAATATAAATCGTTTACCAACGTTTAGTTTACCTAGATTAAAAACAGGAGCAATAATAAATATGCCTAACAGAGGAACTTTAGTTGGTGGAGGCAGTGCAATAGCTGGAGAAGCAGGACGTGAGGGAATATTACCTTTAGATGACAGGCAAGCAATGGCAGAACTTGGAGCAGAAATAGGAAGACATGTATTAGTTAATTTAACAAACATAACACAAATGAATGGTAGAGTAATAGGAAGAGAATTAAAACAAGTACAAAGTGAGCAAGAATTTGCGTACAATATGTAAGGGAGGTGCAATAGCTGTGTTTATTAATGCAGATAGTATAAGATTAAATGGAATATCAATGGGGCAATACTTATTAAGTGCTAAATACGAATATAATAAATTATGGGGTTCAGATACAGGTAGAAACTTAAAAGGAAAATTTAGTGGTACATTAGTTGGAGTATTTCCAAAAATTACATTGACATTTAGAAAGTTAACAAAAGCAGAAATGAATATTATTGCACCAATTTTAGATAGTGGATCACAAAGTTTAACTTATTATGACCCTAGCACAAACTCAAACGAAACTATATCAACATACACGGGGGATTGGAGCTATGAAAACAAACAAATTATGACAAAAAATAATAGTTTTGATTGTACATTTATTGCTAGAGAGAGGAGGTAACAATGAAAGCTCATACAACTGGATTCAAAGAAAACTTAATAGAATTAGGTAGAGAGTTAAGAGGTGTAATAACTTATGGAAACACTACTTTAGAAGAAGAAATATATTCAATAACACCGCATTATGAAGCTGATATTCTTAAATCAGTAATGAAACAATTAGACATAGAGCTTTCTGTTGACATACCTCTTAATACAATTATCAATTGTCAAATAGGAATAAAAGTAAATGAACAATATGAAATGCTTAACTACGGCAATTATGTTGTTTACAAGTCAGAAAAACAAGAAGACACCAATACATATAAATTAACTTGCTATGACAAAATGCTATATTCAATGAAACAAAATGAAGATTTAGGTGTAGATTATCCAATAAAGATAAAAGATTATTTACGAGCAGTTGCAAATAAAATAGGATTAAGTGTTGCAAATACAACGTTTTATAATCAAGATTTACAAATACCTAGTGAATTATATTTAGGACAAGAGTATACTTATAGAGATATTTTAGACGAAATTGCACAAGCAACAGGAAGTATAATTTGTTTAAATGAAAATGATGAAATAGAAGTAAGATATCCAACTCAAACAAATGACACAATAGATGAAGATTTTCTAAAAGACATAAATGTAGATTTTCGGACAAAAGTATGGTGTAATAAATTCAATAGTATTATCAAGGTCAGGAGAAAGTGATAATGTATATTTAAGAGATGAAGATAGTGTTGCACAAAATGGATTAACAGAGGTAAAAATAGTTGATAATCAAATAATGAATTTTAACAACAGAAGCGATTATTTACAAGGGATATTAAATGCTTTAAATGGGTTATATTATTATATAAATGATTTTAATAGTACTGGTATTTTGTATTATGAAGTTGGAGATTTATATAATGTACGAATTGGAGAAAATACTTATCAATGTTTAATGCTAAATGATGAAATAAATGTAACAACAGGAATAGAAGAAATAATACATACTGATATGCCTGAAAAAAGCGAAACAGATTATTCTAAAGCAGATAAAACAGATATGAGAATAAATAAGACTTACTTAATTGTAGATAAACAAAATCAAAAAATAGAAAGTGTTGTAAATAATGTAACAAAACAAAACGATAAAATATCACAAATAACGCAGACAGTTGATGAAATTAATTCTAAAATAAGTGATATAGCAGATATAACAACTTATGGAGAAAGTGATAGAGCAGAAGTAGAATTAACAGATGTTAACGAGTCTGAACCTATTGCGATAAAAGTACATCCAACAAGTACAAACATAAGTTACTTATATCCTAGAGAAAATTTATATCCAAGTGACTTACAATACTTGCCTAACAGAATAATAAGATTTACAAGGACTTATGAAGAAGATGGAACAACAAAAACAGAGAATATTGATTATGAATTGCCTGATGATTTGTTAAGGTATAGTAGTGAAGTATATGATGAATTTTATTTAGACTATGATAGTCATACTTGCCAAGTAATAAAGAGATGTGCATATAATGCAGATGGAACAGTAAGAGCCTTAGGGACAGAAATAACAACAGATTATGAATATCCAACTATATCACTTGGCGAAGGAAATTATACAATAACATTGTTAGGATATGACTTTGGATATATATACGCAAGACTAATGGCTAAAAACATATATACAACACAATTTTATACAAAGGTTGAAACAAATTCACAAATCAAACAAACAGCGGAAGATATAACTATATCAGTAGATAAAAAATTAACTAATTATTCAACAACGAATGAAATGAATACAGAAATAAAAGCAAGTGCTAATGGAGTAATAAATACAGTTAAAAATATATATGAAACAAAAGATAATGCACAAGAAAATTATACACAATTACAACAGACAGCAAAGAATATAAGTTCTGTTGTTTCAACAAAGGTGGGAGAAAATGAAATTATTTCAAAAATTAATCAATCTAGTGAAGCGGTAACAATAGATGCAAACAAAATCAAATTGAACGGAAAGACTATAAATTTAACTGGAGATAATATTAAAATAACAAGTACTAATTTCAATGTTGATAAAAATGGAAACGTAACTGCAAATAGTTTAAAAAGTAATAACGCAACAATAACAGGTGGGAGTTTAAAATTAAAAGGTGGCACTGAAGCAAATCCTAAAATAACAATTTTAGATAGCAATAATCGTTCCACATCATACTTAGCAGAAGCAAAGCTAGGATTAAAAGAGAACTCTAATGGAAATTTTGGTTTTATTGAAGCAAATGATAGGGTTGCGATGTTTGAAATAGCATATCAATATGGAGCTAATATAATCGCAACAGTAGATAGCTCACAAGCATATATGGGATTTGGAGGAACTAACAGCTCTACAACTATTACAGATAGTGAAATATCAACACCAATAGTTCATCAAACCTCAAGGGCAGAAGAAAAGAAAAACTTTGAAAAATATGACAATGCATTAGAAACATTAAAAAATATAGACATATATAAATACAATTTAAAAAACGAAGAAGATGGAACTAAGAAACATATAGGATTTGTTATAGGAGATGACTTCAATTATAGTGAAGATGTAACTTCTGTAAATAATGATGGAGTAGATACATATAGCTTTATTTCAATGTGTTGTAAAGCTATTCAAGAGCAACAACAGGAAATAGACGAACTAAAGAAAGAAATAAAAGAATTAAAAGGAGGAAAATAAAATGGCTTATGAAAGAGTAAATTGGGAGAACTTACCTAGTACAAATACACCTATAAATCAAACTAATTTAAATAAAATGGAAAATGGAATAGCACGAATAGAAAATGATTTTAAAAATGCAGGTGCACATAATAGTTTATACAGAGGAAAAGACATAACAAATCTATTTTATGATGGAACTTTATCAAAACAGATTGCAGCAGGAACATTTGATGACATCTTTGTAGGAGATTACATAATTGGAAAAGTAAGTGGAAGAAAGTATTTAGTAGCTGATTTGAATTATAGACTACATACAGGAGATACAGAATGCACAACACCTCATGTTTTAATGATACCAGAGCGAACAATGGGAAATGCACAAATGAACGACTCAAATATAACAACAGGTGCATATGTTGGAAGTAAAATGTACACAGAATATTTAACACCATTTAAAACTGTAATAAATAATGATTTTGGTTCAGGACATATATTAAGTCACAGAAATCGCTTACAAAATGCTGTTACAAATGGTTATGAAAGTGGTGGAACTTGGTATAATTCTACAATAGAGTTAATGAGCGAAAAAATGGTTTATGGTACAGATATATTCCATAATATACAACATGGAACTAATGTGCCTACAGACTATACAATAGATAAATCACAATTATCATTATTCCGTTTAGATAAAAGTAAAATAGTAGCTTTAAGCGACGACGGAACTAGAACTGGCTGGTGGCTAAGAGATGTGGTTTCTTCTTTGGACTTCGCTGATGTGTACATCAGCGGCATTGCGGACAGCACCAACGCTTCGGTCTCTTCTTTTGGCGTGCGTCCTGCATTTCTAATATATTAAATAAAAGAAAGGATAAAAATATGGAAAACACAGCTTTTATAGAAAAAATTGCTCATTTAGAAGAACAAAATAAATCTAATACAAAAAGAATAGATGAGCATGATGAAAGAATATAAAAACTAGAAGATACCTATTCTACATTACAAAAGATGGATTATAGAATAGGTAAATTAGAAACAACAATAGAAAAAATGGATAATAAGTTAGATAGTAAAATAAACCAAAATAGTGAGAATAAAGGAAAGAAATGGGATAAGTTATTAGATTATTTATTTTATTCAGTAATAGCTATTTTATTAGCTTTGTTGTATTCAAAACTTGGTTTAAAACCATAAAGGAGTAAAAAATGTTAAAATTATTTAATTCAACGTTTAAAAAAATAAATTTGATATTTTATTAAAATATGGTATAATATAATTAAGAGGAGAAAAACAATGTCAGAAGAATTTGTAAGTAGAAATGAGTTTAATACTTTAAAAAATGAAGTACAAGAACTCAAAGAAGAGGTAGAAGAGTACAAACAATTATTAATACAAATAGATAAAAAGTGTGATGTAATAACAGAAAAAATTGCAAATGGCGAAAAAATAGATGAGTTAAAGATACAACCAATTGAAAAAAGATTACAGAAACTTGAAGATAATCAAGGTTGGTTATGGAAGTTATGTGCTTCAATAATAATAACAGGAATTATTGGTGCAATAATAACTTTTAAATAAAGGAGGTAATGTGCGATGGAAGAAAAAAATTTAGCAACTGAAATGTTGCACGAATTAAAGGCACAAAGTAAGAGATGGTTTATTTCTTTTATAATTGTTTTAGTATTATGGTTTGCAACAATAGGAGTATTTATTTGGTATATTAATCAACCAATAGAAGAAGTTGAAACCACAACAACACAGGATGCTGACACAGAAGGAGATAATTCTCCAATAAATCAACATATAGGAGAGTGATAATATGGCAAGAGCAAGACAAACAAAAACAGTAAAAAGAACTATAAGAAGAGCAAGAAGAGTAAGAAGAAGACGTTAGTTGCGTAATTTTATAAAATATGATATAATAAATATAGGCTAGATAAAGAGTAGCTACTTTATCGAAAGCACAACTCCAATCGTGTTGCCTATATTTTATTTTTAGATTGGAGAGATTGGAGAATTAAATATGGGAGAAATATGGAAAGACATTAAAGGATACGAGGGGCTGTATCAAATAAGTAATTTTGGCAGGGTAAAAAGTTTAGACCATTTAGAGAGGTGGGGTGCAAAAACAATTTTGCATAAAGGTAAAATTTTAAAGCAACAAATAATAAAAACAAATGGATATTTTTCGGTTTCTTTATCAAAAAAATCAAAGGCAAAAAGATACCTAGTACACAGATTAGTGGCTCAAGCATTTGTTGAAAATTTGAAAAATTATAATGTTATAAATCACAAAGACGAAAATAAATTAAATAATAATGCAACAAATTTAGAATGGTGTTCTTATAATTATAATAATAATTATGGAAATCATGGGCAAAAAATTTCGGAAACTAGAAATTTTAATAAAAATAAAAAGGTATACCAATATGATTTGAATGGAAATCTTATTAATATATTTAAAAGTTCTTTAGAAGCTAAAAGATTTTTTAAAATAAAAAATAATTCTATAACAAGATGTTGTAGAAATTTACAAAAAACAGCAGGTGGATTTATATGGAAATACAAAGAATAAATAAAACAACCATAAAAAAACTAGATTTTACTAAACCAGAACTAGATTACATATTAAATAATGCAAATTTTACTATTGAGCAAGAACAAATATTTAAAATGCTAACAAGTAAATATGGTAGAGCTTCAATAGTATATATAGCAATGAAAATGAATATGTCAGAAAGTACAGTAAAGCGAAGAATAAAACAAATAAAAAATAAAATATTAAGACTACTCTAAATGAGTGGTCTTTTTTTGACCTTCAAATGATACTTTGTAAAATAAATTTCGTGTTACAATTTAGACAAATAGAAAGGAGATGTGAGAAGTGAAAAAAGATAGTTTAATCATAACGAGAGAAACTATGCTCGGACATCTCCTTTCTATTTTGATGAAATTGAACAACATAGATAATTTATTAAGCTCTAAAATCAAAAATAAAGCAATTTAATTTTAAAACAAACAAGTTATATAGTTAAAGTATAAAAAAGCTTTAAAACTAAAAATAAGAGCAAATAAAAGGAGATGATAAAAATGGCTTATCCATATTATGCAAATAGTCAATATTATATGCAAAATATGCAAGAGTTACAAAATATGAAAGAGCGAATTGATAAACAAATGCAACAAATGCAACAATTAAATCAAAATCAAATGCAACAACAACCAGTTCCAACAAATTTGACACAAACATTTCAATTAGCACCGCAAATAAATAGCAATAGTGAACTTCAATGCCAATATGCAGATAATATTGAACAAGTTAAAGGAATATTTGTAATGAAAACAGGAGTATTTTTAAATAAAGAATTGAACACATTGTGGATTAAAAATACAAATGGAGATATCAGAACTTTTGAATTAAATGAAATTATTCCACAAGACCCAAAAGATATAGAAATAAATAATTTAAAAAAAGAATTACAAAGAATGAAGGAGATGATAAATTATGGCAATGAATCCGATGTCGATAATACAGACTATGATGAATCAAATGAAAGTAAAAATGCCAAAAAACTTTCAACTCGCACAAAATCTAATGCAAAATAAAAGCAATCCGCAAGGACTTGTCAAACAAATAATGGGGAATATTTCTCCAGAACAAAAGCAAGGCTTATTAAATCAAATGAAACAATATGGGTGTCCAGAAAATATTTTAAGTCAATTACAAAATATGAAATAGGTAATAATCCGTAAAGGTTTATTATAAATATTTTTAAAGAAAGGAGAAAAAGCTATGGGAGATAATTTATCACCATCAGACGTAAGAGCTGTAGTTGATGCAAGCAATGGCTCAAATGGGGTGGCTTATCCATACCCTGTATATGGAGGTGGATATGGCAATAGCGGATTTGGTGGAGATTCTGGTTGGCTATGGCTAATAATTATCCTAGCTCTATTTGGAGGATGGGGTAACAATGGTAATGGTGGATTCGGAAATGGTTTTAATAATGATTATGCTTGGCTATCAAATGGTCAAAAAGAAATCATGAACAATACCAATGACGGATTTAACTCATTACATGTTAGCAATCAAATTGAAGGTGTAAGAGACGGAGTAAACGGACTTACTAATCAATTATGTAATAGCACAGCAAGTGTAACACAGGCTATTAATTCAGGTTTTGCAAATGCCGAAAGTTCAGCTAATGCTAGACAAATGGCTGATATGCAACAAGCATTTAATAGTCAAATAGCAACATTACAAGGATTTAATACTTTAGGTTCTCAATTTGCTGACTGTTGTTGTGAAAACCGTTTAGCTAATTGCCAAACACAAAACATAATTCAAAATGAAGGAAATGCTACAAGATTCGCAGATGCTAATAATACAAGAGATATTATCACAAATGCTACATCTAATACACAAGCTATTCTTGATAAATTGTGTCAATTAGAATTAGATGGAGTTAAAGCACAAGTTGAAGCTAAAAACGATAAAATTGCAGACCTACAAAGAGAATTATCAATGGCTGATTTAAGGGCGAGTCAAACAGCACAAAACGCATTCATTTCACAAGGATTTGCAAATGAAGTTGATTCTTTGTATAACAGACTTTCAAATTGTCCTGTTCCATCTACACCAGTATATGGTAGAACACCAATATTCACTTGCAACAACAACGGTTGCGGTTGCGGAAGCAACAACGTATTTTAATTAAATGATAAAGCAAATATCTGATTACAGATAACTCGATTACGAGAACTTGCTAAAAACTAGAGGATAAGCAAGGGCTTATTCTCTTTTATTTAAATTATGAAAGGAGAATAAATATGATACAAACAATTATAAATGAACCAAAAGTTCTAGCAAGCAATACTAGCCCAATTACTTTTGATGATACAAGTATAAGAACAAGATGTGCTTATTGTTGCAATGGTGGTTGGTTAGATTATGAAAACGGAAATCCTATATTTAAAATATTTGGAAATAATTACAACGGATATTATAATGTAAATTTTAGTGCTTCTGTTAGTTCAGCAACAGCAGGAGTTGTAGCTATTGGTTTATATGAAGATGGAATTTTAATTCCTGATACAGTTAGAGCAGTAACAATTGGAGCAGCCGACGATTATGAAACAGTTTCATTTAATAGAAAATTAAGAGTATGCCCAAGAGGAAATACTTCAATAACAGTTGGAAGTGTACCAAGTGTACCAACACCAACAACACCAGCAACACCAATAGAAACACAAATCCCAATAATTACAAATGCTACATTTAATTTATCAAGGAGTAATGCTTAATGAATAAACTAGAAGATTTTTCAAATTGGTTGCAAATATTTAGTTTTTTAATATTAATAGAGGATTTTAACAATACGGATTTAATGAAGTATTTAGCACATCAAGATGATTTACTTAATAAAATAATAGACCAAAATAACGAATTAATCACTCTTTTGAAAGGAGGTAAATAGTTTTGGATATAGAAGAATATATTGAAAAAATAGTTGATAATGGCAAAATAGAAGATATGGAAACTTTGTCTGACTTATTAGAGGACACATTAGAAATTATTAAAGATTATGACAAAGAATGCTATAAAGAAATGGAAATGAAACTTTACAAAATGGCTTATGGAAATCATCTTAATAAATCAATGGCAGAAGAAATAGTACATAAAATGAGACCATTTGGAGAACATTGGAGCTTTGAAGAAACAAGGAATTTACAAAGGCAAAGAGGCATAAATGATATAGATGAAGTTGAATTTTACGTAGTCTTAAATAGTCGGTTACAATGATTTTAAAGACTTATTTAATGAAGATATAGAAAGTTATATTAGATTTACTATTGATTTTATAAAAGATGAAGATGCAAAACAAGATAAAGTTTTTATTTATTATACTGAAATACCATTATAAGAAAGGAGAATAGATTATGAATGAAATGAGAGATGATGATAACAGATATGATAACCGATATTATGATGAAAATATACATGGTAATATGGGTTATAGAGAAAACTATAGAGATGATTATAGAGAAGATTACAGAGATGACTATAGAAACTATAGGGACTATGACTATAGAAGAGACTATGACAGAAGAGGCGGAAAAATAAATAATAGAGACTATCGCAACTATAGAAACTATAGAGGTGAAGACTATTACGAAGAACTAGAAATGACTATGGACGACATGAGAGAACAATATAGAAAACTAGAAGATATCTCTGAAATGGCAACTAATCAACAAGATAAAAATATGCTTATGAAAATAGCTCAAAAAGAAAAAGAAAATTATAGTTATATAAAACAATTAGTTGAAAAATAAAATTGATTATAGGCTCGTTTAGAGCCTTATATAGCGATGTAGGAAAGTGGCAATCTCCAACTCTGCAAAAGTTGTATCGTGGGTTCGATTCCCACCATCGCTTCCAAAGGAGAATAAATGGAAGAAATATGTCAATTTATTATTAATGACCATATATATACAATTTATGATGTCAATAAAATACAAGGTAAAAAGAATTATGTGGGTCGTTCACATTATGATGATAAAACAATATATGTTGAAAAAGGTAATTTTAAAGACATGATGTTGACTTTAAAACACGAGCTTATGCATGTTTGGTTATATGAAAATGGACACACAAATCAAACAGGAGATGAAGTATTTGACTATGAAGATGTATGCGAATTAGTTGCCTTGAGTAATGGTTCTATCAATAGAATAGTAAGTTTATATTTAGAAGAAAAAGGACTATAATATAGTTCTTTTTTTGTTTAATTTACAGAAATAAAAAAATGTGCTATAATATTTATTGTAGTAGTAGAGATTTTAAAGAAAGGAGAAAATCTATGGATTATGCACAATTAATTATTATAGCAATATTAGTTGAGGCAATATGGGAAAATTTAAAGATGATTTGGGATAAAAACAAGCTTAATATTAATATGTTAGGAAGTTTATTATTATCTATGATTATCTGTGTATTGGCTCAAATAAACATCTTTGAAATTGTAGGAATAAATTTAATTGTTCCTGTAGTTGGAAGTTTATTAACTGGAATAATAGTATCAAGAGGAGCTAACTTTGTAAATGACTTATTTAAAAAGGTGAAAGGAGAATAATTATGGAAATAATTGAAACAAATTTAAAATTTAAGGATATGGACACAAGAAAAAGTACGAATAGGATTATAGTACACCATTCTGCTTGTTCAAATTGCACACCAGAGCAAATACACCAATGGCATTTAAATAAAGGATGGGCAGGAGCAGGTTATCATTTTCTAGTAAGAAAAGATGGTAAAAAATATAGATTAAGACCAGAAGATAAAGTAGGAGCACACGCATACGGAGCAAACTATGATAGCATAGGAATTTGTGCAGAGGGCAATTTTATGGAAGAGCAAATGCCAGAAGTTCAAAAAAATTCTATCAAAGAGTTAGTTGCTTACTTAAAGGATAAATATGGAATAGATAAAGTACAAGGACATAGAGAAGTAAATGCTACATCTTGTCCACGGAATAAATTATCCATTAGATGAAATAAAGAATGTAAGTGCAAGTAGTGTAACACTAACAGATAACAAACCTATAGACAATAAGCCAACAAATACAATTCCATTTGAAGATTTTACATTATCATATCAAAAAGCATATAATGAAGTTTATGGAGCAAAATATGGAAGATTAGCAGAAGATGGATTAAGAGGACCAGCAACAAAAGCAAGTTTATCTCATATTTATTTAGCAAAAGGTCAAAGAAATTCATTAGTAAAATGGTGTCAAAATAGATTAATTAATCATAAACACTATTCAATTTCTTATGGAGCAGATGGAATATTTGGAAGCGGTACAGAAAATGTAGTAAAACTATTTCAAAGAGACAATGGACTTGCAGTAGATGGAATTATTGGAAAAAATACTATAAATTTATTATTTTAATCTTGAAATATTAAAATCATTATAGTATAATAAAAATTAGTTTAAAGTGATGTAAAAAAACATCACTTTTTTTATTTTTTGGTGAAAAAGTATTGAAATTTTAAAAAAAATAATATATAATATTACTATACTAATCCGAAGCTAACAATTAAATAGGTATTAACAATTGAAACATATTGATAATATATAAAAAATGGAGTTCACTGTTTTCGGATTAGGGTGGACTCCATTTTTGTTATATAAAAGGAGAATAAAATGCAATTATCAATTAAAATAGATGCTAATATATATGAACTATTAAAAAAAATAAAAGAAAGAGATGGTGTACCAATGGCTGTATCTTTAAGTAGAGCAGTAGAAAAGTATGCTCAAGAAAAAGGGGTTAAATAGCTTCTTTTTTGCTACTTAAAAAAAGTTAAAAAAGTTTTGTAAAAACTATTGACAAATTATAAAAAGTGTTATATAAGTATATACAGAAAGGAGGAAATAATATGTTATCAGATATGAACATTAAAAGAGTTGATACAGAAAAGAAAAGAAAAGCAATATTTTATTTAAGTTCAAAAGGAAAAGATTTATCAACAGCAGTAAGAGAAATGATAGATAAATATGCTAAAGAGTTTGATGAAATGCAAAAAAAATAATAGTTAGCGGTATGACAAGTCCTAACTATTATCTATGTATCCTAAAGAGCTAATAAAACTGCTCTTTATAGAGTATAACATAGAGAATTGAATTTGTCAAATAAAAAAGGAGAAATTAATATGGAAACTTATAATTATTTAGAAAATATTAAACAGGATATTAAAGAATATTTAAAAGAAACTGATGAAAGGGATTATGAAATATTGTATGATGAATTGTTTTTATCAGATTCTGTAACTGGTAATGCAAGTGGAAGTTATACATTCAGTACATATCAAGCAGAACAAAATTTGTGCCATAATTTAGATTTGTTAAAAGAAGCTTTAGAAGAATTCGGATATAATTGTGTTCAAGCTTTAGAAAAAGGAGCAGAATTTTGTGATGTTACTATAAGATGTTATTTGTTGCCATTTGCTTTATCTGAAGTTTTAGAAGAATTAAAAAAAGAGGTGTAAAATGGCAATATTTAGAATTGAGAAAAATAAAAATTATACTATAATGTCAAATTATCATTTAAAAGAAAAAGAGATGAGTTTAAAAGCAAAAGGATTGTTAAGTTTAATGCTATCTCTTCCAAATAATTGGGATTATACAATTGAAGGATTGGTTACTATATGTAAAGAAAATGAGACAGCTATAAAATCGACATTAAAAGAATTGAAAGATTTTGGATATTTAGAAATATTAAAAGTACAAAATAAAAAAGGACAATTTGAATATGAGTATAATATTTATGAAAAACCACAAAGTAAAAAACCAGAGGTGGAAAATCCAGCGGTGGAAAATCCAACGGTGGAAAATCAAGGACAATTAAATACTAATAAACAAAAAACTAATAATAAAAAAGAAAAAAAAGAAAAAGTAAAAACGGATATTGATTTAGCAATAGATGAAACTAATTATAATGATGCTTTAAAAGAAATGATATATGAGTTTATTAAAATGAGAAAAACAATAAAAAAACCTATGACTACAATTGCAGTTAAAAGATTAATTAATAAATTAAATAAATTGTCTAATAATGAAAAAGAAAAGATACTTATATTAGATAAATCAATATTTAATAGTTGGCAAGATATATATCCATTAAAACCAGAAGAAAAACAAGATATAGAGTATGAACACGAATTAACTTATACTGCAGATGATTTTACACCAGAGCAATATAATAGGTTAATGCGTGGGCAAATGTCAAAAGAAGAAATGATACAAATATTAAAGGAGAAAAAGAATGTATGATGAAGAACTTGAAAAAATTATGTTATTTCACATAATATTTAATGATTATGTATGTGATTTAACAGAGAAAGATTTTGTAGATAGTAAAAATGTTATGATTATAAAAGCTATTAATAAGCTAAAACAAGAAAAGCAAGAAATAAATTTAATAAATGTTCAAGAAAAAATACAAAGAAATAATAGTAAAGTATTAGAATATTTAGCAAAACTTGGGGATTATGGAATAGGAACAAAAGCAGATACTATATATAATAAAATAATTCAATTATCACAAAAAAGAGCTATATATAATTTATTAAAAGAAAATATAATAACAGTTACAGAGAAAACAGCAGAAGAAACATATACAGATTTAATAAATAAAATAAATAAAATAATGCAAAGAAATGAAAAAGAGGAAACTTTTATAGATCAAATATCTAAAACAGGCGAAGAAATAGAAAAGAATTACAAAAATAAAAATGATTATTCTTTATATACAGGAATAACAGATTTAGATGATAAGATATTAGGATTACATAATGGAGAATTAACAATAATAGGAGCAAGACCAGGTGTAGGTAAAACAACATTTGCATTACAAATAGCACAAAAAATAGCAGAAAAAAAGAAAAAAGTTGCAATAATAAGTTTAGAAATGAGCGATATACAATTAATACAAAAACTAATATCAAAAAAGACAGGTGTTAACTCGTATAAAATGAGAAGCGGTAATTTAGTAGATGATGATTGGGAAAAAATTGCAGAAGGAATTGGGGAATTATGTGATTTACCAATAAGAATAATAACAAAGGCATTTAATATACAACAAATAGAAAAGACAATAAGAAAATTAAAAAATAAAAATGAATTAGATTTAGTCGTAATAGATTATATACAATTAATAAAGAATCAAGGTAATTTTAGTAGTAGAGAGCAACAAGTAGCAGATATATCAAGAACACTAAAATTATTAACACTAGAACTTAATATACCAATAATTGCACTATGTCAATTAAATAGAAATGCAAATAAATCAGAACCAACATTAGCAGATTTAAGAGAAAGTGGAAGTATTGAACAAGATGCTGATAATGTATTTTTCTTATATCAAGAGAAAGAACAAGATACACCAATAGTTGATATCGTTTTAAAAATAGCAAAACAAAGAAATGGAGAAATAGGAAAAGTATATTTGAAATTTAATAAACCTAAAAGTGAATTTGTAGGTCAAGTGAGGTGGTAGTATGAAAGAAATAAACCAAGAACAATTATTAAAATTAAGTGATGCTGAAAAATGTGAAGTATTAAAAGCAATTATATTGGGAAAAATAAAATATATAGGAGATGATAACAACAATGGAAGCAATACAAAAGTTAAAAAAATACAAGATCAAGTGAATATATAAGGCAATTAAGAGCAGATGCTTATGCAATAACTAAATCAATAGACAGCAATTATGGAATAGAAAACTTTTTTGAAATAATTTAAAAAAACTATTGACAAATGATAAAATTTATTATATAAATAAAATAACGAAATAAAGAAAGGAGGATAAAATAAATGACAAATGTAAATGTAAAAAATGTTGATAAAGATATAAAATTAAAAGCTAGTTTTGTATTAAAAACAAAAGGTAAAGACTTATCAACAGCAGTAAGAGAAATGCTTGATAAATATGCTCAAGAGTATGATGAAATGCAAAAAAAATAATAGTTAGTGGTATGACAAGTTCTAACTATTATTTTCCAAATATTATAGAAAGGCTTAAGAAAAACCTTTTTATATATATTAACACAACTAAACAAATTTGTCAAATTTATAGAAAGGAGTAAAAAATGAAATTAGATAAAATTTTAGGAAAAACAGCAACAATTTTAGAGGTTATAGCAATCTTTATTTTAATATTCAAAGGAAAATCAATGATAGTTACAACTGCGAACTGGTTTGAATTTATGGCAATTTTTATGGGGCTATTAATTGATTTAGTATATAACAAAATTAAATGAGAAGGAGGAAAAAATGAATAAGTTAATTAGAAAGACTGTTAATAAAATACTTGATGAAAACGAGCAGGCTAGAGAAGATGATAATTATTTAATTTTAAAGGTTGTGCAAGAGCTAGAACCTGAACTTGCTGGAACAACATTTTTTAATGTAATGCTTAATCTGGGATACAAGAAAATAAGTTTAGAGAGCATTACACGTGCTAGAAGAAAATGGGCAGAAGAGCATAGGGACTTACTTAATGCAAACGTAGAGGACGCGAGAAGAAAAGAAGAAGAAAATTACTTTGCTGAATATGCGAAAAAATATTAGGAGGCTAAGATGGATTACAACGATAGAATTTTAAGAAATTTAGAAGATGAATATTTAGAGCCAGACGAAGAGCAAGAAGATGATGATTACATAGAGAAAAAATGGGCTTACGAAGAAGATTTCTACTGCGATGAAATAAAAGGAATAGATTAATTAGGAGGAAGTAAAATGTTAAAAAGTTATGATGAATTAAGAAAATTAGATTTAAGTCAATACATAGAAAAAAGGGATAATATCGATTACATAAATTGGGCTAGAATAATTGATTTGCTACACGAAAATGGAGCCGAGAAAGTTTTTTTTGAACCTGTTGCAAACGAAGAAGGAAGTTCCTTATATATGACAAATCAGACTTATACAGATTCAAAAGGAAATGTAAATAGAGTATATGAAACTGCCGTACATATAGTTATTGATGATCTTGATTGGATTCAAAGAGGACCTGTCATGAATGGAAGTAATCCAGTTAAAGACAACTCAATGTCACAACAAAGATTATGGAATAGTCAAACAAGATTGTTCGTTAAAGGCGTGGCAATCAGAACAGGGCTAGGTTTTAATTTATGGCTAAAAGAAGAAGAAAATAACGATAAAGCTTCAAAATGGGATGATTTGAGTTACCACGATATAACTAAAATCAAAGAGAGATGTCAAGAAGAGTACACTAAATTACTAAAAGCAGGATTAAGTGTTAAAGATATTGCAGACAAACTACATAAGACAGAAGATGAGGTAAAAGCAATATTCAGTTACTTTGACACGTTGAATACATTTGAGAAAGATTTGCTAAATATTGATACAAAGTCAAGATAGGTCTAATTATATAGGAGCAAGTGATTCAAGTTTTGTTGTTGGTAACTGGACAACAAAAACGTTTGAAAATTGGTGGTTGGAAAAATTAGGTTTAAGAAAAAATCAATTAAAATCAGAGGCTATAATGGCTGGAAACAACTATGAACATAAAATATTAGACAGTTTAGAGATTGAAGGACTAGAAAAAGATAATCAGTTCATAATTGATAGGTTGAGAGTTAATCTTGACGGAAACACAAATACTTGCATTTATGAAGTTAAGACTCATAATGCAAATAAAGAGTTTAAAGTGCCTAAAAATTATTGGAGACAAGCACAAGTCGAAATGTATGCAAGTAAAATTCATAAGCTGTATATAGTTGCTTATGAACTGAACGAAGATGATTATATCAATTATTTCAACAAAATAGATAAAAATAGATTACAACTTATAGAGATTGAATATGACGAAGATTTCATAAAAAATGAATATTTACCAAAATTAGAAATACTCACTGAATGCCTCAAAAATGGAGTATTTCCAAAGGAATGAAAAAAAGGTAACGAAAACTTTTCAATAGCAAAAAAGCAAGATGGCAAATTTACAACTTATACTAAATTTTATGTTGAAAAAATAGAAATAACAGATAAAGAAATAACAGGATTAGCAATAAAAAATAATGAAGGAAAAAGAGTATTTGTATATATTAAACCTAAAAAGGAGGTTAAATAAAATGGACTATAACAAAATAACATTAGAAGAATGTTTTGTATATTATCATACAGGAAAAGTAGCTTGTGAATGTAATGCAGATAAAAAAGAAGTTATATTTTGTAAGGAGTAATATATGGAAGAAATACAAAAAATGCAAGAGCTAAATACTTATTTAACTACGGCTCTTGCAGAATATAAAAAAAGAGGTACTGATTATGCAAAAGCCTATAAAAATTATAGAGTATTATTAAGTCAAGAATTATTAAAATTAAAAGCAGAAGGTATGCCAGTAACTATTGCTTATGACATAGCAAGAGGAACAGAACAAGTTGCTAATGCAAAAGAACAAGAAATTATAACAGAATGTCTATATAAAAGTTGTCAAGAAGCTATAAATACATACAAATTACAAATAAAGATATTACAAGAAAATATAAATAAAGATTATTAGGAGTATAAAATGTATTGTAAATATTTATCAAAGAGTTTAAATGGCAAATTAAGATGTAAAATATCAAAGTCAATAACTTATATAGATAAGTGTAAAAAATGTCTTAAATTTGAACCTCGTGTGAATAAGCCTATAAAAAAAGTAAGCAATAAAAGAATAACAGTAACAGAAGAAACATATAACAAAGTTATGAAAAGAGATAAATATAAATGCAGGTTATGTGGTACTACTTTAAATTTACATTTACACCATATAGATGGTAGAGGGAAAGACTTAACAAATAATGTTGATAATTGTATAATGCTTTGTGAGAATTGTCATTTAAACATAGTACATAAAAATCAAAAAAAATATAGACCAATTTTAAAGGAGATGATTAAAAACGGAAAAATATGTTAGATATTTTGAAAAAGAAAATAACTTATTAAAGCTGTATGTGAAGATACCTTTTGGAAAAACATTTTATGATGTAAAGATATATTTTAAAAATAAATATGATGATGAGTGTATGAGCTTTTTGGATTCTGGAATAGATATTACAGGAAAATATGTTATATTGAATTTTGTATTAAGGAATGAAAAAGACATAAAACCATATATAGAAGAATGTAACAGACTAACAAAAGAATTTAATAAGTTAAAGGAGGAAAATTAAATAAATATAACAGGAAAAACAAAAAATAATTAGAAAGAAAGGAGGGATGACTTATCAATAAGGTAATTTTAATGGGGAGATTAACTAAAGACCCTGAAATTAGATACACACAAAATAATATGACAGTTGCTAATTTTTCAATTGCAGTAAGTAGAAGATTTGTAAAGGAAAATGATGAAGTAAAAGCAGATTTCTTCAACGTAATTGCTTGGAATAAAACAGGAGAATTTGTTGGAAAGTATTTTAAAAAAGGTCAACAAATACTTGTTTCTGGAAGAATAGAAAACAGA